GGCCCGGTGAAAACCCTGTCAATGGCTTTATTCGTCTTTGTTTGGCTTATAACGTCCGTAAACGGCCGCAAACGTCCGTAAATGTCCCGCCCGTTTTCCCCGTGTCAGCCTTCCACTCGAACATCTCTCGCTGTCATCTACCTCTCTCCACGCGGGGGCCGGCCTGGTCAGCCGGCCCCCGCACAAAAAAAGGAGCGCATGGCAGGCATCACCCTCGCACAGGCCGAAGCGCAGCTGGCCCTCTGGATCGCGGCCGACACGGCCGTCGCCACGGGCCAGTCCTACTCCGTGGGCGGCCGCCAGCTGACGCGGGCCGACGCCGCCGAGATCCGCAACAACATCATCTTCTGGGACAGCCAGGTCCGGAAGCTTTCGTCCTCCGAGGCCTCGGGCGGGCGGATCATCATCCGGGGAGGGACGCCGGTATGAAGGAGATCACCGTGCGCGGCCAAACGATCCGGGAAAACGCCGTCGACCGCGTCGTCTCCTACTTCGCCCCGGAGCGGGCCCTGCGGCGGCTGCAGTCGCGGGCCGTCATGTCCGTGCTGGGCAGCTGGCCGGGCGCCTCGTACTCGCGCCGGCAGACCTCGCAGTGGAAGCCCTGGGCGTGGGACGCCGACACGGACATCGTCTTCGACCTCAACACCCTGCGCTCGCGCAGCCGCGACCTGGTGCGGGGCAACCCCCTGGCCGGCGGCGCCATCGAGACCAACCAGGTCAACGTGGTCGGCCCCGGCCTCTCCCTGCAGGCCCGCCTGAACCGCGACATCCTGACCCTCACCGACGAGCAGGCCGACGCCTGGGAGGCTGCGGCCGAGCTGGAGTGGAAGCTCTTCTTCGAGAGCCGCGAGGCGGACTGCGCGCGGACCCTCAACGGCAACGAGATCGCCAACCTCGTCTTCCGCTCGACCCTCGAGTCGGGCGACTGCTTCACGAACCTGCCGCGCTTTGCCCGCGGCGCGACGCCCTACCGGCTGCGCCTGCAGGTCATCGAGGCCGACCGGGTAAGCAACGAGGACGGCAAGGCCGACCGGTTCGGCCTCGTCCAGGGCGTCGAGAAGGACGACAACGGCGCCCCCGTGCGCTACCACATCCAGGACCAGCACCCCGGCATGATGCTGCCCGGCTCGGCGGCGAAGCGCACCTGGACGAAGATCGACGCCTGGGGGGCGAAGACGGGCCTGCCCAACATCCTGCACCACTTCCGGCCGCGCCGGCCCGGCCAGACGCGCGGCGTGCCGTACCTCGCCCCGGTCATCGAGCAGCTCAAGATGATCGACCGCTACAGCGAGGCCGAGCTGATGGCCGCCGTCATCTCCTCCATGTTCACCGTCTTCATCAAGAGCGGCACGGGCGAGATGCCCATGCCCATGCAGCCCACGACGGAGACGGGGGCCTCCGCGTCGGACACGGATCTCAAGCTGGCCGCCGGCGCGATCGTGGGGCTGCGGCCCGGCGAGGACATCGAGGTGGCCGACCCGAAGCGGCCCAACTCCGCCTTCGACCCCTTCTTCCTGGCCATCACGCGCCAGATCGGCATTGCCCTGGGGATCCCCTACGAGGTGCTCATCAAGCACTTCACCTCGAGCTACAGCGCCGCCCGCGCGGCCCTGCTGGATGCCTGGAAGCACTTCACCACCTGGCGCACCTGGCTCGTCTCGAGCTTCTACCAGCCCGTCTACGAGGTCTTCCTCTACGAGGCGATTGCCTCGGGGAGGCTGGCGGCCCCGGGATTCTTCGCCGATCCGCTCGTGCGGATGGCCTACTGCGGGGCCCGGTGGATCGGTCCCTCGCCCGGGCAGATCAACCCCACCGACGAGGTCTCGGCGGCCGAGAAGCGCATCGGGCTGGCCCTGTCGACGCGGGCCGAGGAGACGGCGGCGCTCACGGGCGGGGACTTCGAGACGAACCTGCGGCAGATCCGCAAGGAGAAGGCGGCCCTGGAGAAGGCGGGCATCCCCTGGGCGAGCGGCGCGAAGGCCGCAACCGAAAAGCCCGGAAGCGAAGAGGACGAGGAGGACGTCGAGGAGAGGAGAAGCAAGAAGAGGGAGGAGCGGCCATGAAGATCCTCGACATCGTGACATCGCCCTGGGCCATCATGCCCGAGAAGCTCGTCGAGCTGCAGGAGATCTACATCACCCACCTGCGGGGCGAGAAGATCGACCTGGCCTCCGTCGAGGCCCGGCTGGGGCGGCCCCTGAACAACGAGCCCAGGCCTTACGAGGTGACGGACGGCGTGGCGGTGCTGGCCGTCGACGGCGTGATCTCGAAGCGCATGAACATCTTTCAGAAGATCTCCGGCGGCGTCTCCTCGGAGCTGCTGCGGCGCGACTTCGCGGCGGCCATGGCCGACCCCGAGGTCCACTCGATCGTGCTCTACATCGACAGCCCCGGCGGGGCCGTGGACGGCACCCAGGAGCTGGCCCGCGAAGTCTACGAGGCCCGCGGCCAGGGCAAGAACCTCGTGGCCTTCTCGGACGGCCTGATGGCCTCGGCGGCCTACTGGATCGGGGCCCAGGCGCACCGCGCCTACATCTCGGGCGACACGGTCACCGTTGGATCCGTCGGGGTCGTGGCCCGGCACATCGACGTCTCCCGCTACGAGGAGAAGATCGGCGTGAAGACCACGGAGATCACCGCGGGGCGCTACAAGCGCGCCGCCAGCGAGTACGAGCCCCTCACCGAGACGGGCCGGCGCACGATCCAGGAGATGCTCGACCACATCTACGGCGCCTTCCTGGCCGACGTGGCGCGGGCCCGCCCGCAGCTCTCGATCGAGCCCGTGAAGACCGGCAAGGAGGAGACGATCCCCTGGGCCGACGGGCGCCTCTTCCTGGGGAGGCAGGCCATCGAAGCCGGCCTGGTGGACGGTGTTTCCACCCTGGCCGCTGTCATATCCGCCCTTTCAACCGAACCTTCCCGGTGGCTGGCGAGGGACGCCTGGATCCGGGCAACGAACTGCAGGAGGTAACACAGATGGAAAAAACGGAATTCACGGCCGAGACCTTCAAGGCCGCCTTCCCCGAGATCCACGAGGAGATCCGCCGCGCCGGGTTCGACGCGGGCGTCGCCGAGGGGCTGAAGACGGGGCGCGAAGAGGGCCGGGAAGCCGGGGCGGAGGCCGAGCGCGGGCGCATCCAGAGCGTCCTGGGGAAGGGGATCCCCGGGCACGAGGCGCTCGTCAACGAGCTGGCCTTCGACGGCAGGACGACGGGCCCCGAGGCGGCGGAGAAGATCCTCGAGGCCGAGACGGCGCTGCGCAAGACGAAGCAGGCGAGCTTCGTGTCCGACACCCCGGCCCCGGTCAAGCCCGCCGAGCCCCCGGTGAAGGAAGACCCGGAGGCCGAGCTGGCGAAGCTGCCCCTCGAGGAGCAGGCCAAGATCCGGTGGGATCGCAGCCCCGAGCTCCGCGAGCAGTACAAGATGGGCGGGTTCACGGCCTATCTTTCCTACGAGAGGAACAAGGAAAAGGTCCGCAGCTGGAAACAGCAGCCCGGATAAACGCAACCACCATCAACGCCAGGAGGTACGAAGAAAATGGCACTTACCGCTGACACCCCCCGGGCCTACGAGCTCGGAGACATTGGAGCCTATCCCGTTCTGGCATCGACGAAGATCTACGAGGGCGCGGCCGTCGGCCTCTCCTCGGGATACGCCCGCGGCCTTGTCGACGGCGACCGCTTTGTGGGATTCGCCATCGAGCAGGCCGACAACAGCGCCGTGGCCGTGAACGGCGCCATCGACGTGAAGGTCCGGACGAAGGGGAAGATGCTGGTCACCCTCGCGAGCGTGGCCGTCACCGACGTGGGCTCGAAGGTCTACGTCTCCGACGACGGGACCTTCAGCCTGACGTCGTCGCCGGGCGAGCTGGTCGGTCACGTCTACCGCTACGTGACGACCAACACCTGCGTCATCGAGTTCTACCAGACGGGCGCCTAGGCCCCACGACATCCAGGAGGTGAAAAGAACATGGGTGCAACCGGAATCGGAAGGCGAGACATCATCGGGACCTTCTTCGCGAAGGTCGAGGAATATTCCACAACGGGCTGGGGAGACCTCGTGGCCCGCACGTTCAACTCCGACCAGGCGTCGGAAATCTACAAGTGGCTCGGCATGCCCCCGGCCATGCGCGAGTGGCGCGGCGGCCGCCAGGCCAAGGGCATCCGGGAAGACGGCGTGACGATCGTGAACAAGACC